CTAATGGTAGGACACCAGACTCTGGATCTGGGTGTTGTGGTTCGAGTCCACACGGGGCAACTGATATTTCTTTTGCGAGAACTCAGGCTTTTTTACCCGTCTGAGTCCTTTTTTTTTAGGTGGGGCGACGGAGGGTTTCCGGGAATGGGGGTCTATATCAAAAACCAGAACTTCCTGCACGGGGAGGCTGTTCGGGTCAACAAAAGGCCGGTATGATATTTTAAACTCATTATCCTTGGCCTCAATCTTTTCAATCATCCGCGCTAAAAAGTTCTTCCGGGTGTAGAAGTCTTTGCTCTCCATAAGGTCAATAAGAAGTCCAGCATAAGCCTTGACCCATTTTCCATCTAACTGAGCTTCTGTAACCTGCTTAATCTCGCTGTCTAATATTTCTTTCTCTCCTTCCAGCATTTGAATATCTGCTTTAAGTTCTCTTATCCTTGGCGCCAAGTCATCGGCGTTCAATTCTTTGCCGTCCTCAATTATTTCGTAGAGGCGCTGGAGCTTTAAGTTCTTCTGTTTGATTTCGCCTTGGACCCGGGCAGCCTTCTTGCCGAGGTCCGGAGCAACGTCCTTTATTACTTTGAATAGATTGACTGCCAACTCTTCAAGGTTCTTTTCAGTGAGGATATACTTCTGAATTTTCTCAATTACCTGCGCCTCTAACCTATCCCTATTGTATTCCGGAGAATTGCAGGCAATCTTTCCTTTGCGGCTCTTAGTCCCGCACATATAGTAATGGAACTTGCCGCTTTTGGCAGAGGCCCCTACATAGCGCGCGCCACACCGGCCACAGGTGATTAAGCTGGATAAGAGGTAGGAATCGTTATGTATGCGCGGAGGAGCGTTTTCAAAGCCTCTTCGTTTGAGGATATTCTTAACCTTGGCGTCAAGTTCCCGGGAAACGATAGCAGGATGGCTTCCTTTAACCATAAGAGGCTCTTGTAGGGTCTTAAATGGCCGGTTGTTGGCATTGATGTTCTTGCCGAAGATCATATCTCCTACGTATTTTTCGCTGATTAGAATGTGCTCTATAACCCCTGTCATAAAATACTTACTTGTGCGCGGGCGAACCTTCCTACTATTAAGTTCAATTACCAGTCCTTTTATACCGACGTTCCCGCGGGAATAGCGCTTATAGATATATTCAACTATACTGGCCTCTTTAGGGTCAATTTCGAGCTTTGGCCTACGGCGACCATCCTGCTCAACGTATTTCTTCCGGAAGCCATAGGGAGCTGCGCCATGACACCAGAAGCCTTGTTTTGCGGCCTCTACCATACCCTTAATGGTTTCTCTTGCCAGGTTGAGGGAATAGAACTCATCCATACCTTCAAGCAGAGACTCGACCAATATTTCGGTAGGGTCATTAGAGCCGACCATTGGCTGAGTGGCGGAGACTACTTTTATGCCTTGCTTCCGGAGAAGGTATTTATATTTTACGGAGTCGTAGCGGTTACGGGCGAAACGGTCAAGCTTGTGTACGAGGATAATCTGAAAAGGGGGCGGAGAGGCCGTTGCCTGCTGTATCATCTCTTGGAAGCTATCGCGTTCATCAGACGTACCGGAGAGGGCACGATCTTCTAAGACCCGGTAAACTTTCCAATTTTGTTTGTGGGCGTATTCTAAGCAGGCACTCTTTTGAGCTTCAATGCTAAAATTACCCGCTTGCTGTTTGCTGGAGAAGCGGCAGTAAATGACGCAGGATTTTTGATTTTCGGTATTCTTAGACACGTGGCCTTCAATTTATTTGCACAAAGCTAATATGGCTTGTCTCTTCTGCGGAGTAAGATTTGGTATGCAGTCCAAAAGAGATTTAATGGTATTCTTAATATCTTGAGAATTTTTGTGGGTAACCAGTAGCGCCTTAACCGCTACTGGGTCTTGGAGTGCTTCCAGGATATCAGGCCGGATGTTCTTGCCAGTTGGGTCTCCACCAAAAAGCTCTGCTTCTGAAATACCGTAGAATTCGCAAATCGTTTTTCTTTGGGTAGAATCTGGAACGCGTGAACCTTGTTCCCAAGAACCCACAGTTCTTATGCCAGCCCCAATCTTTTTCGCGAATTCTTCTTGAGTTAAATGTGCATTTTCGCGTAGTATTTTAAGCTGTTTTTTTATATCCATATTGATAGTATACACCACATTTTTTCTTCGTAAATAAAAACCCAAATATGTAAAAATTATATATCCCCTGAAAATATTTGTCAATCAAATAAAGGTTTGTCCCCGACGAGAGCAACTCATAGACAAGGAAATTACATTATTGGATATGTAAAAAATACTTGACAAATAGCACGCATTGTGCTACCTTTTGCTTGGATGAAGGAAAGAACTATTTTTTTTGTCAAACTGCTGGCACAAAGAGTGCCAGAAAAAAGAAGGTGATAAACAATGAACGCAGGAAGGATTAGATTAAAAAAAGGTGCATTTGAAACTTGGTTGAAGGGTTGCGGTATCACTGAAACTCAATTAGCTAAGGAATTGGATATTGAGCAGGGCAACTTTTCAAAGATGGTTAATGACGTTTTAGAGCCGTCCAAATCGTTCATGAAGAAATTAAGGAAGCGGACAGGTTACAGTTTTGACGCCTTGTTTGATTTTGACAGCGAGGCCATCTCAGAAGATACCGACAAAGATAACGATAGATAAGGAGGAAAAGCATGGGGGGAGAAGGTTCCGGCAGGAAGCAAACATTCAAAACCCAATTAGTTATGTTTGGGTTGGACGTCCAGGTAGCGGTTACCGGCATCCTTGACGATATTAAAAACCATAACGCCACCTTTGACGAGGTAGAAGAAAAGCTTGTTGATCTCGGTCGTAAGGCGCGGAGGGTGTGCGAGGAAAATGAAAGACTATAAATATATTCCGGGAATACTACCTTGCGGGCAATTCATTGACCCATACGAGCTTTTTGAGACAGACAATCCTGCGCGTAAAAAGGTGGTAGCAGCCCAGAGGACATTCAGAGACCTTAGCGAGAAAGAGTTCCGGCGCGGTCTGCCGGAGGTATTGGATATCGTTTGTAAACATTTCGGCATAAAGAGGGGTCATAGAGCAAACCAAAGGAGGAGTCATGTTAATCAATCCGCACTTAAAACAGTTACACCCATATTATCGTAATAGACTTCGGGAAGCGCCATTCAACGCGGTTGTTGTTTTGGTATGTGGAGTTTTGGGGTTAGGTCTATTAACAATCGCTGGCCTTATTAAGTAGCCCGGAGGAAACAACCTAATGCAAGAAGCCAAGAAATATCTCCCGCTGCCAAAAGACGCGCGGGTAGTTGAAAAAGAAGGTATTAAATTTCCCTCAGTAACATCCGTCTTATCGGCCATATACCCTATTAACTTTCCGGAACATAAGCTCAGGCAATACGCAGCTCGCGGATCCATAGTAGACGCGCAGAGCAAATACTTTCTTCGCACCGGAGTCTGGGAGCGTAACCTTCTTAAGATACCCCGCACACGAGAAGAAATGGCGCGTATGCTCTTGGATTTTAAGACGCTCGCCTTGGGTGAACTTCATCTTAATTGGGCGGATTGTAATTTCGTGGGTTTCTTGGATAAATACGGCAAAGATTTTAAGCCTTGGAAAGGCGACTTCAACGATGAAGCTTGCTTCAATGAGCAGTTCCGATATCACGGTCATATTGACTGGCCGTGTTTATATAAAGACGAACCCGCCATAGCAGACTTTAAAGCCTGCAAGAATTATCCGGAACATAAGGTCCGGAAATTCAAAAAGCAGATGTCGGCATATGCCAAATGCAAGGGGTATGAAGAGGTAAAGCAGGTAGTGATTATTCCTCTTAATCCGACCAACAAATGCGGTTTCAGCAAGCCGATCGTGGAGAGGGACGTAGACACTTACTTCAAGTATTTTATTAAAGACAGAAAAATATTTTATCAGGTTTACGGTCTTTAAGGAACGGAGAGCGATATGGAGAGCCTAATTAAAAAAATGAGTTTGCCTCGCGGATGGTTTCTTGCGAAGGGAGAAAACGGGTTTTGGGTTGTATACGACGCAAACCTTGAACCACAGACGGCCGGAAGAAGTGCGCGGGGAACAGTAAGCGAAGCTATCGCGTTTGCTCATCGTATAGGAATTTATTAAACAAAGGAGGCAGTTATGGAAATCACAGTATCCAAGAAAATAAACCCAACCACGCAAATCAGTATTAAGTTTGACGAGGAGACCGACTTAAAAGAGGCACTCCTCAAGGCAACGCCCTTTATGCAAATGAGCGGGACCTGCGGCGCTTGCGGGGACGACAAGATAATCCTTCAAGCCAGGCAGACTAAGGACGGCAAATATATCTACGTTGAACTCTACTGCCCGAAGTGTAAAGCCAAGCAGTCATTTGGAGAGTATAAGCAACCCAAAGGCGCGCTCTTCCTAAAAGGTAAATGGGAGAAGTATAACCCGCAGCCTCAAGCCTAAGAAAGGAGGTAAGACGTGAAAGAGCAGGCTTTTTTAACTTCGGAGTCGCGGCAAAGAATGAATGATAAGGCAAATAAGTTCTTAGAGAAAGAGTGCATTGTTCAGACCGGAGAGAATACCTGGATATGCAAACCCATCTTAGGCTACAACATCCACACGTACACCATCCAGAAATTTCCGGACGATACTTACCGCTGCAACTGTCAGGGGTTTCACAAGAATAAATATTGTAGCCATATAGAGGCCGTGCGTATTTTTATCTCGCGCAACACGCCGGTTACTGCTGAGAGCCAAAGGACATTCGCATACGCATGATAACTAAAGAGAAGATATTCCCGCTTTTGGTAATTGTGGCCTGCGTAGGCGCAGGCATAGTTTATTTAATCACAGGGGACATACGCAGGAGTTTAATTTGGTTTGCCTACGCCTTAGCAAACACCTGCGTAACTTTTTAACAAGGAGGAGAGGAATGAGTAGCAAATTGGCACAGGTTAGGAGGATCGTAGAGGATTACGTTGATACCGACAGCATAGCGAGGAAGTTGGTAGAAATCGGGTTTATTCTACCTTCCAAGAAGATTGTAACCGCCGGAGTATCAGGCAGAGAACTTATGCTTAGCTCCAAAAGGTTCTACGTTCTGGATGACAGTTGGATTAGAGACGAATACCTAAGCTATCACTGGAACAAAGCTTTTGACTGGTCGCCGGAGAATCTTGAGAAACATATCCCTTGGCAACCAGGACAGGATCACGCTGCGAGCTTATCTGATAAAACCCACCTTGTCCGGCAGCCGTCCAGGTTTGAGTGGCATACCCTTATGGACTTAAAGAAATATAATCCGGCCATTATAGAAGCGGCCAAAATCCTGAATTTAAAAACCGACGACTGGTATTTCACAGAAGAGGATTTAACTCCTGCTGGCATTCCGGGCGACGCGCGGATTGTGGATATCAAGAGCGGCTACGCGAACAGCAGCTATAAGGACAGCAGTATTTATGTCCGGCCAGTCCGTCTCAGCCAGTGATTTGAATTTTGAAATTTTTGGGGTTGTGGTGTAGATGACGACACGCCTGGAAACACGCAGGGCTTTACGCCGGAGAGGAGGAGCAGGGTTTGACTCCCCGCCAACCCCGACAGGAGAAAATGATAAAAAGAATAGAGCAACTGAATAAAGTAGCAGATTTGTATGGTAAGGGGATTTACCGAAAGGCGTTTTTCAAGGGTTTTGATTATGCTGTTGAAGGAAAAGGTTGGGGTTTTGGAGAACATAGCGAAGCCCAAGATAACCGGCACATCCCCAAGACGGCGAATAAGAAAAAATATCTAAAGGCGTGGCATCACGGTTGTTTTATAGGTGCGGAGATTTGGTAAATGAGCAACTACGATAACTACCCAATTTATTACGAGGCATTAAAGCTTACGACGTATCTTGACGACGTGGTTTGCCACTTCGCCAAGCGCCACAAATACAACGCCGGGAATAAGCTACTCGAAGCCTCTCTTGACGTGCTCAGCCTGGTTGTCTTAGCCATTAAGCGCAAGTCGGAGAGAAAAGATTGCCTCAGCAAAGCAATAGATAAATTGGAAATTATCAAGGCTATCCTGCACCATTGCAAAGAGGTAAAAGCTTTTAACAGTTTCCATAGCTTTGAAGTCTCAGTTAAGAAGGTCAGCGAAGTAGCGAAGCAGTGCGAAGGGTGGTTGAAGTGCCAGAATTCCCCAAGCGGTAAACCTTGAGGAAGCGTGCGATTTTGCAATTCACTGGGCGCTCTCTCCACCCAAAGGGTATAAGAACACAAAGAGCGATACCGAAGAGGATTTGCTCTTGATGATAGATAAGTGAGTGAGCAAGAAGTTGCTGGCAATCCGGGCAACGCGCGGATTGTGAATATCAAGAACGGCAACGCGAACAACAACAATAAGGACAACAATAATTATGTCCGGCCAGTCCGTCTCAGCCAGAGGATTACAAAACGGGGTATTCTCGTATCCTAATATCTATGAAGGCGCTTATCTTCCGTGTCGTAAGAAGAAGCGCAAGACTTTTGACGCGCTTAAATACGAGATAAACGCCGAAGAGAATACCTATGAACTTGAGCAAGAACTCACAGGCAGAACTTACCGCCCTTCGCGCTCTCTTTTATTTGTTTGCCATAAACCCAAGCAGCGGGAAATCTTCGCTGCTTCTTTTCGTGATAGGGTCGTCCATCACCTTTTAGTTAACGAGTATAAGCCCATCTACGAGCCTATCTTTATACACGACAGCTACGCCTGCCGGGACGGAAAGGGCACGCATGCGGCCAAGGAACGCTTAGAGAAATTCACACGCCAGATCACCAAGAACGGCCACGTCCGCGCCTACTATCTCCAACTGGATATCAAGGACTTCTTTACCAGTATAGACAAGGAATTATTGTTTACAATAATTCAGCGCAAGGTAAAGAACCCAGACATTCTCTGGCTTACGCAGAAGGTTCTTTTTTGGGACTGCACCACGTCCTACGTCCACAAAGGAGACAAGCAACTTCTCTTTAACATCCCCCCGAACAAAAGCCTCTTTGGCAAAGAAAACCGAAGCGGCCTGCCGATCGGCAATTTAACGAGCCAATACTTCGCCAATATTTACCTGAACGAATTAGACCAATACGTTAAGCACGTCCTTAAAGCGCACTACTATCTGCGCTATGTAGACGACTTTGTCATCCTTTCCCCGGATGCCTCGCAATTACGCGCCTGGCAGGCTCAGATTGAAGAATTCCTCTTTAACCGGCTCAAGCTACGCCTCCACCCGAAACGCCGTAAACTCCTGCCTATTTCAAACGGCATAGACTTCTTAGGCTACATTATCCGGCCGACATACGTTCTGGTCCGGCGGAGAGTAATAAATAACCTTAAAGAGAAAATCCGGCAGTTCCGCCAGTCGCGGGAAAAAGACTTTAGGAAGTTTCACGATATGCTCGCGTCTTATATGGGTCATTTCAAACACGCAGATTGTTACCGACTAATCAACAAATTAACAACGGAGGTGGCATGAAGGTCATAGCTTTTGATTTTGACGGGGTCATCGCGCATTACGAAGGATGGAAAGGAGTAGACGTTTTTGAGAAGCCTAATTGGGACGTCATCGATGCAATGAAGCAGCTTAAGGCCAAAGGCTACCATATCATCATCTGGACCACACGAAAGGTTACACCGGCATTAAAGGCATACTTAAGTCGTAACAATGTTCCTTACGACAGCATAAACTCCTGTAAGCACAATCCGCCGGACACATCCCAGAAGCCGATATATCACGTTTTCATAGACGATAGAGCCGTGCAGTATCGCGGCCAAAACACAACTAAACTCATACGAACCATAGAACATCTAATTAACAACGGCGCGCCTATTCTTGCAGAAGATAAACCCGTAGAGGTCGCGCCCGCAACACAGAAGGAAGAAGCGGTATGCCCTGGATAGAATCTCATACAGTTCTGTTGAGGCACAGGAAGCTTAAGCCTCTGGCATTTGATTTACGCCTTAAACCCGTTTATGTGCTGGGACACTTGCACGCACTATGGCACGTTGCCCTTGAACAAGCCGAAGATGGCGATCTCTCTCATTGGACAGATGAGTTTATCGCCGATTCCGCCTGTTTCTCTGGCGACCCTCATAAGTTCGTCCAACTGCTCCAAAAGCACAAATGGCTTGATGGGCGTATAATCCACGACTGGCTTGACTACGCCGGGAGGTATTTAGAGGCGAAGTATCGAACCTCAAATCCCGAACGGCTTAAAGCCATCAAGGCCAAGCACGAAAAGGCTAAGTCAGACTTTAGTCAGACTTTAGACCGTCCACCTTACCAACCGGACCTACCTAACCAACATAAAGAAAAGACAGGCAAAAAGCAGCCTGTCCCTGTGGAAAACCCCGAATTAAAAAAACTCTTAGATGAGGTTTTTAAGTCAGGGTTCAATATTTACCAGCTCATTGGTAAGTTCAGAAAACAGGCCAAAAAGAAAAAACTGCTTATGTTTGGAGAGGACTACCGTTTACCGGATGAAATCTTAATCCGTGTATGTGAAAGCTATCTTAAAAACAGGTCAGGAATAAAAGGCGAACACTTCCCTTGGGTTCTTTCTGCAATCTCAAAAGCCTCTACGGAGTGGTGGGTAAGCAAACAAGACGCCGAGCATTTGCAGATAAAGACCGAAGCCGCGAGCTTCCGCGGTGGCGATATGGAGAACCTGCAAGACATTCTCAAGCGGATGATGCCGGAGGGTTTAGCCAATGCGTTATAGATACCGCGACCTTCCTATTCGCAGGTCCCAAGAGCAACCCCTTCAAGAATGGTATGCGCTCTTTCTGCATAGCTTAGGCGTTCTACATTGCGCTTCCGCCGGTGGGATGAGGACTTCAATGAGAACGGCAATCAAGATGAAGCGCGCCGGTTATAAGAAAGGTTTTCCGGACGTGTTCATCTACGAACCCCGCGGACAGTTTCACGGCATGGCCGTAGAGTTAAAGTTGGGAAGCTACCCCAGCGCAGAACAAAAAGAATGGCAAGCGGAGTTGCTTAAGAGGGGTTATTACGCGGTGGTTGTTCCCGGGAAGTTTAACTACCAGGAAGCGCAGGCGTTCTTAGAGCTTGCGACGAAACGATATTTAAACAACGAGATTGAGTAATGGAAAACGTGCTTAACCTTTTATTATTAAACGAGACGACCGGAGACCTTCTTATTCGCGAAGTCGTTCTGCCGGTTCAAAAAGCCATAGCAGCAATGTCAACGCCTCAGTTTATTTGCGATTTGCCGAGAGGCTTTACGGTTTGGATATTGGGGACAACATGGAAGAAACATTAACCTTAGAACTAAATAAAATCTATCTCGGCGACGCGCTGGGAATACTCAAGAGTTTACCCGACGAGAGTATAGATTGTGTCGTAACCTCGCCGCCCTATTGGGCCTTGCGGGACTACGGAATCGACCCGCAGGTTTGGGGCGGTACACCAGGTTGCCAGCACGAATTTGATTTAAGAGATATCCGGACCGGACAAACGCACTGGAATAGCGGAGGTAAGCTTATTCCTTATGAAGAGCGCAAAGTAAGAAACGGCACAAAAAGGCAGTTTGGCTTCTGCCTTAAATGCGGAGCGTGGAGAGGTTCTTTAGGTTTAGAACCAACTTTTAACCTATTCATCGCGCACCTTTGCGACATCTTTGACGAGGTAAGGCGCGTCCTTAAAAATACCGGCACTTGCTGGATAAACATAGGCGACACCTATCATAACCCCAGCAAATGGACAAATACCGACGGAGCGCAAACGATATCCGGCAACCCGCGGGACTTAGCCATCGGCCGGAAAGAGGATCAGGGTTTAGGTGAGAAGTGCCTTTGCTTAATCCCCTATCGTTTCTCAATAGAAATGATAAATCGGGGCTGGATATTACGCAATGACATTATCTGGTCTAAGCCTAACCCAATGCCGGAAAGCGTAGCCGATCGTTGCACAAAGAGCCACGAGTATATATTCTTCTTTGTCAAAGATACCAAGTATTTCTTTAATCAGGACGCCATCAGAGAACCCTACTCGGAGGTATCTTTACCGCGCGCTTTGCGAGGTCTATCCGGAAATAATAAATACGTAAACGGCGCGCCCGGGTCCACGGCCAACGCCATAAGCCAACCCCGCCAGAACGTCAGAAAACAGTTTGAGAGGGAACACGGAGGCGGAGGTTCAGGTTTCAAAGGCCATAGCGGATACAAAGCAGCAGATGGCCGCCTTCTTATCAATCCCCTCGGCCGGAATAAATGGACGGTCTGGACAATCCCGACCGCTTCACTTAAAGAGGCGCACTTTGCAACATTCCCCGAAAATCTTATAGAGCCAATGATTAAAGCCGGTTGCCCGCAGGGGGGGGTATGCCTCGACCCTTTTATGGGTTCAGGAACCACGGCGCTCGTAGCAAGAAATCTTTCCCGGAAGTTTATCGGTATCGAATTAAATCCCAAATACATAGAGATAGCGGAGAAGAGGTTAGAAGATGCCTTTGGAATGTTTAGATAGAGAAACTCTGGTATACCCAGACCATTTTATAAATAAAACAATTTGCGGCGATAGCCTTGAGGTAATGAAGCTTATCCCTGCGGAGGCGGTAGAGCTTATCTTCACGGATCCGCCCTACGCCATATCCAACGAGGTCGTAATTACACGCGGCCGCAACAAAATGAAATTCAAGGGCAAAGATATCAGCCAAGATTTTGGAGATTGGGACAAGTTTAATTCCCTTGATGAGTTTATGGATTGGACGTTCAAGTGGCTGGATGAAGCTGTCAGAATACTCAGAGGGGGGGGGCATGCTCTGTTCGTATTTTGATAGAGATAAGGTCAATTTCATTAGCCGGTATCTTCAAGACAAATACGGTTTTAAATGCAAAGGATATTACGCCGACCTGAAATCTAATCCCGTCCCGCAGGCCCGCAAAGTCAAGTGGATGAACGGCTGGGAAATTATCGGGATGTGGCAGAAGCCCGGAGGAAAGCTCACCTATAACTACCAACTCGGCCAGGCCAAAGACTGGGGCGTAAGAGCCATTGTAGGCCATACCACAAAAGAGGACGGCGAACGGATACATCCTACCCAAAAGCCCATCTCAATAGCCAAGAAATTCGTATCTTACTGGAGCAATAAAGACGATATAGTTCTTGACCCATTTATGGGGACGGGTTTTGTTTTGATAGCGTGCAAAGAATTAAACCGGCGCTTTATCGGAATAGAGAAAGATACCAGATATTGCCAGAAGGCCGAGCGCAGGTTGATGAATACGATAGGGAGTTTATTTTGAGAGGAGTTACTGAATGAGTAATAAGACAATATTCGCAGCAGATTTATTTTGTGGCGCCGGAGGAACATCAACCGGACTTCTAAAAGCTTGTGATGACTTAGGCTACAAGCTTAATCTTTTAGCCGTTAACCATTGGGACATCGCAATCGCTACGCACTCAGCAAATCATCCTTACGCGCGGCATATCTGCGAAAACCTGGATAATGTAAACCCGCGCAAGGCCGTGCCAAGCGGCGCCCTGGATATCCTTATCGCTTCCCCGGAGTGCACTCATCATTCAAACGCGCGCGGAGGTAAACCTTGCTCAGATCAATCCCGCGCTTCCGGGTGGCATATCTTACGCTGGGCGGAGGCGTTAAGGATAGACAATATTCTTATTGAGAACGTCAAAGAGTTTCAATCCTGGGGGCCTCTGGGTGTAAACGGCAGGCCGCTAAAGAGCCGCAAAGGCGAGACCTTCCAGGCGTTTCTTAATGCCTTAACTTCTTTGGGCTACAAGGTTGATTTCAAGGTATTAAACGCGGCATACTACGGAGACCCTACAACCCGGGAAAGATTATTTATTATTGCGCGGAGAGGCCGTCGTCCTATCAAATGGCCGGACCCCACACATACGCCAGATGGAGCAAAGACCTTATTCGGTAAGACTAAGCCCTGGAGAACCGCAAGGGAAATCATAGACTGGACTATTCCAGGACAGAGCATATTTACCCGGAAGAAATCTTTATCTCAAAATACCCTTAACCGGATTTATGCAGGTCTGCGGAAGTTTTCAAGTAAAGAGCTTGAGCCGTTCTTGGTAATGCTTTACGGAGCGAATGACGCCCGATCAATAAACAGGCCAATGCCGACAGTAACAGCTCAGGGAGGCCACGTCGGAGTATGTGAACCTTTTATCGTCCAGTTTAACCGCAACAGTAAGCCGGTATCAACAAATGAACCCCTGCCAGCTCAGACCACAAAGGAACATTTCGGAGTGTGCCGGCCGTTCCTCGTTAAATATTACGGCACTAATAAATTCAGTTCAGTTGAAGAGCCAGTTCCTACGCTTACCACAAAAGACAGGTTTGCGGTATGCAGCCCGTTTATCATGGGAGTTGGAGGTCCCAAGGGTTCTCAAAATCCGCGTAGCATAGATAGACCTCTTGGCACAGTTGTTACAGAGCAGCACGCGGCCTTAGTGCAGCCCTTCATTATTCCCACCAATCACGGCAAGGATAAGCGATCGCACTCAGTTGACAAGCCTATGCCGACAATAACCAGCGTGGACGCTTGGGGAGTTATTCAGCCCTTTGTCTTAGGTCAACAGAGCTGCGCTGCACCCCGTTCAGTTGATAAGCCTATTCCTACGGTGGCCTCAGCCGGAGCAATAGCCTTAGTCCAGCCCAAAATTGACGGCCACGTCCTGGACATTCATTTCCGTATGCTTAAACCTCACGAACTGGCGCGGGCAATGTCTTTCGGAGATGATTATAAGTTTGAAGGAAACAGAGAGGCGCAGGTTAAACAGATAGGCAATGCTGTTCCGGTGATGTTAGCGAAGGAATTATGTAAGGCATTATTAAACTAAGAAAGGAGAGTAACCGTGTTTAGCGAAGAGAAGGATTCAACAGTTCTTGCACGTATCAAAAGAGGCGAGTGCCCGATCTGCGGCGAAGAGCTTAAAAGCAGCGCCGTCGTAGTTAACGACGCCAGGTATGGCAAGGTCAAGGTATGCAATACGCACAAAGTGGCCGCGGCCGGAGTTAAAGATGAATGATAAAAACTTTGTAGCCGAAACCTTAAACCATATCCGCGCAGTAGGCTTCTTACTTTCTGTCTTTGTCAGTAAGCTTACAGCCAGAGCCATAACCCACGACCAAAGCAAACTCAACGACCCGGAGTATGACATTTTTAAAGACTATACGCCGCGCTTGCGAGGTATGACTTATGGTTCAGAAGAATATAAAGCCTGCCTGGCAGAAATGAGCAAGGCACTGGAGCACCACTATCTAAACAATCGCCATCATCCCGAACATCACAAAGACGGGATAAAAGGGATGGACTTAGTTGACATAGTAGAAATGTTTTGCGACTGGAAAGCGGCAACGCTCAGGCATAAAGACGGCGACATCATAAAAAGCATAGAGCAAAATCAGAAGCGCTTTGGCTACTCTGATGAATTGAAGGCAATATTTTTAAACACTGCCGGTTTGCTTGAACCCTACGCGACCAGAGAGGGGACAGGATAAGATGAACCTAAAGGAAATCAATATAAAAGTTATCCCTCAAGAAGAGCAGCGGTTCGGTGAAAACGGAGATTACTGGTGGTCTAAGCCCGGAGTTTTAGAAATTAGGATTTCTAAAGAAAAGAACTGGGTTGTAACGTGGCTATGCCTCATTCACGAGATTTGGGAAATAGGGTTGTGTTTATTCCGAGGCGTAACCTTTGAGGAGATAGAGAAGTTTGATAATGAGTATAGAGGCGAAATTCCTGGTTTTAGCATTAGAGCGCCTTACCATAGGGAACACATGAGCGCAGTAGAGGCAGAAGAGTTGTTCTGTGAGCAGGCAGAATATACCGGAGAGGATAAGATTTATAACAGTAAACACAAAAAGGCAGAGACCAGATGAACAAGACTAAAATAGAGTGGTGCGATTATACCTGGAATCCAATAACTGGCTGCCTTAAGGGTTGCTCTTATTGCTATGCGCGGAGGATTTACGCGCGCTTCAAGAGGTCTTTCAAGCCGGAGTTTCACTATGACCGGCTAATGCAGCCCGTAAGACTTGAGAAGCCTTCCCGGATATTCGTTTGCAGCGTAGCCGACTTTTGGGGTAAAGGCACGTATCAAATCTGGCGGGATGAGGTCTATAACATCATCCGGGCCTGTCCAGAGCACACCTTTATCTTTCTTACGAAGCAGCCGCACAAGATTAAAGATTTTGCCCGGGTCCCGGAGAACTGCTGGATCGGGGTTACGTACACCAAATACGGAGACGAGTGGCGTATAGCCCAACTAATCCACAGGACTAATAACAGCAAGAAGATTTTCATTTCCTACGAGCCAATGATGGACGGCTATACCGATTATCTATTCTTAGGCCATTGGCTTATCGTAGGAGCAATGACCGGCGCGCAGGCGAAAGAGCACAAGCCGGACAGCGGGGCACTCTTGGAGATAATCCAAACGAGCAAGAGGTTACGGTTGCCTCTTTTTATGAAGAATAACCTTAAGCCATATTGGCCCGGAGAGCTGATACAGCAATGGCCGGAAAGGAAGAATGAAAAGCCTGTGTGATACCTGTATTTTGAAGAAGTTCTGCCAGGAAGTAGACACCCAAGTTTTTGAGTGCGACGATTACAGAGAACAATAAAATTCTAAAGGAGATTAACAATGGCTAAATTAGTGATAGAGGGAGTGCCGAAAGACTTACGCTTCGTGCTTTGGCCGGAAGTAGCAGAGTATCTTAAGCAAGAAGGAAAGACGCTTAAGATTGAGTTTGACGGCAGTGGCAGAATTTTTAAGGTAGAGGAGGGCAAAGGATGATTTTTATTCGTTGCCTTCTGGGCTGGCATAAGTGGGTAGTCTATACACATCTTGCTTTCGGAGAGCACCACTTCTTCAATGAATTTCAGTGTGAACGCTGCGGGAAGATAGGGACGATGAACTTAAGGACAGGTAAAATAATTTTACAGGAGACGGCCAATGTTAAACAATGACGCCAAGATACTCATTGAGAAAATTAAGGATTCAGACTACACCCTGAACGCGTGGGAGATGGATTTTATGATCTCCATAGAAGAGCAGGTTGATAAGGGAAGAAACCTATCACAGAAACAAGGCGACGCATTACAGAAAGTTTACCGGAAGTCTCAGGGCGGAGGCATTTATATTGGCAGGGATAAAGTAAAAAGAAGCAATTAGGGGAGGACGGAGATGGAAATAATAACAGATAAAGAGATACTTCATCAGGTTTCTAAGAAAACGACACAGGAAGAGGTTGTAGAATTAGATTTAGTCAGGAAGTTGAGAGAGGCCAATAAGACAGCCTGGACTAAAGGCGCAGGATTGGCAGCAATTCAAATCGGCATACCCTTAAGGTTTGCCTGGTATATTCATAATGGCAAGGAACGTGTTCTTTTTAATCCGGTAATTATAAAAAAATGGGGGGTAGATAAACAGAAAGAAGGTTGCTTATCAATTCCTCATGTCTGGGTGGATGTTGAGAGAGCTTGGACGATTGAGTATTTAAGTAACGGCAAAAAGAAAAGGATTTCAGGCTTTGAAGCGCGCCTTATTCAACACGAAATAGACCACATGGACGGTAAGCTAATAACAGACTTAGTTTCAAACGAAAGGAGATGATTGATGGCAGGGTTATGTCCCTACTGTAACAAACGACCAAAAATAAAAAAAACCTGCGAACATCCGGAGTGTCAGTATAAACATCGCATTGCTTACCGGAGAAAATATTTTGAGGAATTTGAGAGAAAGACCCCGCGGAGAGTTTCAGTCTCTATCACAAGAGTTAAGCAACAGGCTGCGGAGTTGGCCGTAAGGTGATTTTATTCCCGAAGATTAGGGAGTATTCCTTGCTTTATAATGTATGGTAGTGCGATAATATACGCAAGATAGGGTCGCTCCCTGTCTAAATAGATTTTAAAGCCAGTTACCGTTCGAACGGCGGAAACTGGCTTTTTTATTGGAAGCTCGACGATGAAAAAGAAAAAGACAATCCAAAAGAAAAAAAATCCCGAAGGCCGCCCGCCATTCTATAAAACTGCTGCGGAGTTAGAAAACAAAATCCGAGACTATTTTAATACCGAAGCTTATGTTGACGTTGGCTTAATGAGAACAAAAAAGAGTAAATCTTCTCTAAGAAAATATTCTCCCACCATTTCAGGATTAGCTTTATTTTGCGGTTTTGCTGATAGACACAGCTTCTATGAGTATGAAGCAAAGCCAGAGTTTACTCACACTATAAAAAGAGCGCGTGCCTTAATGTCTGTTTATTACGAAAGATTATTGTCCGGTTCAAACTGCACCGGCGCAATCTTCGCCTTAAAGAATTTTGGTTGGGTTGATAAGATTGAGACCGAATTAAGCGGTGAAGTTAAATTTACCCAAATGCCTGCTATTAAAATAGCCGGTAAGAACTTGGAGATTAAAATTGGATAGCGCTGTCTTAGAATTAGAGCTTCCGGAAATCTTATCAGAAGTACCGGCCAAGCTGATGCCGTTAATCACGGACATTAACAAGTATCGGTATTTTTTGATTGAG